CACCAAGTTGTTGCATTGTTGTGCTGTAAGAACCTTCAATATCATAAGTTCTTTTAGATCTATTTGTATCAATCCAAGTATCACTTGATGGATTTAATTGAATTGAACCAATCCAGTTAATTACATTAAATGGATTTACATTTTCACTTCTTGTGGCAAATTGATTTTTTGCATATTCAACCTCAGAATAATTTAAACATAAAAGATCTCCAACTCTTTTTATATTTGGAGAACCTAAATCATTAACAAAACGTAAATCAGCATCTGGATTTGACGTTTGACCGATTCCAATAACTGCCTCAGATCCCAAAAGTAAATCTATAGAAGTTGTATAATGAGTTGGCCTCAATAATCCATTAGCAGTATCAATACTTGATTTATAATCCCTATTTGTTATTTCTCCGCCATTATAAGATCTAAAATTATCAACAAAAAAACCACATTTAAATCTATCTAATTTTGTTGTAGTGTCTCTTATTGTTAAATTTTGAGTATCTGTTTCTAGTAAAGATAATGATGTGTAATATTCAACATTTGAAAGTCTATCTTCCAATCTGGAGATATCTTTCATCGTATATCGTTTGTGTTGTACTAAAGATGTTGAAGCATCTTCTGAATTATTTAAATAAGCAGGTAAACGAATTGTTGCTATTTCCAAGCAAGATTCTAAACCATTTGGAAGTTTTGGTTGAAGTGATGGGACACCTTTATTTACGATGAATGAACCTTCTTTTGTTAAAAATAATCTATCAATTCTTGGTAAATAATACTCATAAGACAAGTTTATTGCTTTTTGTTGTGCAAAGATATTCTGTGTAGAATTTTGTCCAGTAAATAATCTTGATTCATATTCAAATGGTGATTTTGTACCAGAATATGGAGCAACTCTTGGTCTTAAATCAATAACATCACTCAGAGATATTCCGTCAACTGATGATATATCATCTCCATACCTATCTTTGTCATAAGAATTTACTCCAACAAAATCACCAGCATCAGATGAATCAATTGTATAATTATTATAAATGATTGTGATTTGTTTTGTTGGAGCAGCAACCTGTGGTTTTCTAATAAGTCTTGAAAAATCAAGGTATTCTGATCTTTGTCCTTCATCTAAAATAAAGTTGGTTCTAATATTTTTATCACCAACTTGAATTGAGTCAACAGTTCCAGAAATTTGAGATTCTTCAAACGTAACTCTTTCACCAACAGAAAAAATATTTTCATTTAAATAAACAAATTTTACTTCATTTGTTCCATTATTTGATACCAAACTTGCAACTGCTCCAGTATCTTTACCAACTATTATCTCTCCTTTAATTGAATTTAAAATATTTGAATTTAATCCAATTATTGTGATTGCTGGCAATATTGGAGTCGTTGAAGAAGATGACTCAAAAACCCCAATAACTGATTCTACGTCTGGAACATTTAATGAAATCTCATCATCTTCAACTCTTAAACCATAAACAGTACTAGTAGTCAATCCACTTATAGACGTAGAAACACCAGAAGAAGTTTTGTTGATTGTTAGACTGGAGCATCTATTATATGTCTTTTTACGAGTTTTTGTATTTACTTTTTTAAGAGTAGCAGTTAATATTGCTGTTGTACTGCCAAATCCAGTAATATTTTGAATAGATATAGTTCTTCCACTTGGAACTAATTTTTGGTCGTCTAATGTTGCTATAGTTCCACCAATAGAAGTTAAATTATAATCTTCTTCATCAAATGGTTCAAATGTTAACGAAGTATCTGTTTCTAATGTTCCACTATATGCGTTGTTTGTTATAGGAATAACATAAGATTTTTTAAATACTACATCAGAACCAGTTAAATCTAGATTTGAAACTTTTGAGTTATTTAAACGTGCGTATAAAAATGCATTTTTTGTATTTAAAACGTCCAAAGATGATACTTTGAAGTCATTTACAGTAATTGTTGAACCAGGAAGAGCACCAGAACAAACACCAGAAACAGAAGTCGTTGCTACAATAGTTAAAGACTTTGAAGATCCACTAACAACAGAAACTTTGTTATAAGTAGGTACACTTTCTCCTTGCTTTGTATATGATACAATATCACCTACATTAATTCCAACATAAAAGTTTTGATTGGAAGTTGTTACTGTGGAAATTCCACTACCACCAGATGTGATGGTAAATTGAGTTCCTGGTTCCGCAACAGATAATGTTTTTGATAAAATTGGATCAGCAGTAAAAGTTCCTACACCAGATACAGATTCATTTGCAACTATTTGATGAACATCAGATAAGGAATAATCTTTTACAGATGCGATTATGCGAGAAACATCTAAACCGTTGATTTTGATTTGCTCGTTTACTATAAATGAACCAGAAACTTGATATAAAGTTAAAGTAGTAGATGCTGATACATTACTAACCAAATAACCTTTAGCGCCACTATTTTTCCCTTCAATGTATGCTGGAGCAGTTTGTGTTAAAGCAGTATTGATCGTTAATACTGCATATGTTTGAATGTCATAGAGAGAACTTTCAAATTGAGTTGAAGCATTTGAATATGCTGCATTTTTTAATTTTAAATCATAAAGTCTAGCAACTCCAATCTTTGTTCCAGAAGAAACTCCAACAGTTGATGTTCTATCACTATAAAGACTTATTTGTGTTGTTAATCCAACTGCAATAGAACCATAAACATTATTTAATAGAATTTGTCTTCCAACATTAAATGGAATTGCTGCATTCTCTGCTCGTTCTGTTGTTCTTGGTTTTTCTAAGTCTATAATAGTATTGCTAATTGTTTCAATCTCATATCCACGAACATAAGCTTTTCCTGGACTTATTGAGATACAAGCAAGATCTTTTGATGGAGTATTTCCTTGTTTAGTTTTTTGATTGGAATAATAAACTCCATTATTTCCAATTCTATCATTTAACGATTCTTTTACTTGAATATCAAAAGGTCTTACATAATAATCGCCAGACTCATCATAAGTTCTTCTTGCTAACTCATCTTTAATTAAATTATAATCAGTTTTATCTACAAATTTAGTTAGTCTACCATTTTCTACTCGCAATAATTCTACAAAATCCTGATCGTTAAAATCATCAATTTCTTTTTTGATTAAAGTTGTAGAAATTTTTAATCTGTCAGCACCTGGAGCAGCATAATTCGAAAATCCTTGAGCATTATCAAATAAATCATTATAATTATTTGTTGCTACAGCAATTTCCTCATCAATCAAAAGACCAACACGATATGTTGGAGTGTTTGCGTATTGGTCTAAAATTGCTACTTGTTTTGGAACAGTAATGAAAAATCCACGAACAAAATACACACCTTCTTCAATTTTTGCTGCTGATCCTTTACCAACAGAACCAGAAATAATTGAAGTTGCAAAAGATGTGTTTGTTCTAATTGAAGATAATGTATAATCAACATTTTCTAATGAAATTAAATTTTCACCATCAACAAAAGTTTTACTTGTGAAATTTGTATCACTAGAACTCTTATATTTTACATATAATGTATAGTTATTTTTTTCTGATTCTGTACTTGTAATATAATTTTCTACTACCGCAGTAACACCACTTGTTTCCCCTTTTATACTTTTACCTACAAACTTATCAATGTATGTTGATACAGGAATTCCCAAATGTGTATCGTCAATTTGTACATAACTATATTCCGAGTCATATCCAATTTGACCTGGAATGACCATAGAACCTTCTTTGAAGAAGTGTTTCCCAAACTTTTCAACTTGATTTTGTAAAATTGATTGAAGAGTTGTTAATTCCCTTGCTTGAATTGGAGTTCCTGGTTTAAATAAAACTCTTTGATAACTTTTTTTGTCATCAAAGTCATCAAAGTATGGAGATACGTTTAGGTTAGTATTCTGTGGCATTTTTCTTTAGAACTCCAAAACGATTTTAATATCTTCTTTTTGACTTGCTGACCTTGGTATTGGTGGTCTGTTGTCAATATAAATGATTTCACCAGACTTTTTATTGTATTCTGCAGATGCAATACCAGCAACAAAGTTGCTTCCCAGTTGATATGTCCTACTATTTATTACAGTACTAATACCAGTAAATGAAGTATCAATACTCAGTGGTGTTCCAGAAGCAGCACCATTTATTACTAAAGATGAACCAGTAGAACTAAAGTTATTAATTTTATATCCAACACCAACTGTTGCTAGTCCAACTGGTTGATAATATTTCAAAACACCTGTTACATTGTTCCAAGAAGCAACAAATCCAATTGCAGTAGTTCCAGCACTAATTGTTTGAGTGATTGTTGAATCAACTGCATAAGTTGTTAGTGTAGTAGCGGCACCAGTTAATTTTAATGCTTTCAAAGCACTTACTTCTGCTGTGGCCAATGGTTCAACATCACTTGTTGTTTTTGTTGGATTTTTGATAATTCCAATTCTAGCAAAATCATTTCCAATAATAGTATCAGGATTTGTCTCATCTGTATTATAACGAGAATATACTAAAACACGATATGTCCCAAGTTCTCTGTAAATGTCATATCCATGACCTCCTTTTGGTGGAATAATTACATCAAATTTAGCAATAGTTCCAGTATTTGTTAATTCGACTGGAATTCCTGGTGCTCCTGGTTCAAATTGAATAATTCCTTTGGTATATCCAGTTCCACCATCAGTCACATAAGCATCCGAAACTTTTCCAAAAGAATCAACAACAACAGTTGCTTTTCCTCCAGTTCCATCACCAAGAATTGGAATATTTGCAAATGTTTTTGAGATTGGGGCATACCCAGAACCTCTATTGGTTATGGTTAAAATTTGAACCTTTCCGTTGATGGCATTATTTTTAGTTGAAATACTTTCACCGACTGTTCCCCAATCTTCTGGAACTGGAATGAATTCAATAGAATCAAATTTTACAATTTCGGATGGTTTGATGGTGTAAAGATATTTCCAAATATAACCATCACCACTCGTTCCTGCAGGTCTTGGTTCTAAATCTACAAAATCTGGTTGATCTACTGATGGTTTTCCTTTTGTATTTTCTGGATCTGTTCCATTTTGTAAACAAATATAAACTCTCAAATCTTCATTAATTACATAATAGTTTGCATCATATAATGATGGGGAGTTTGTAATTGGGGATAAATTGTAAATTGTATAATCATGTCTATACATTTCATAAGTAGTACCACTCCCCCAAGTGTTTTTTCTTACCATTCTTCTCACGTCACTTCCCGTGATTTTTTTCATAGAAATGATAGTTTCTTTTATTTCATCTTCCTCTTTAAATCCATCCAATGGAGGTAATCCTTCACCCCAAGATGATGAACCATTTGCTTGAGAATTTAAAGCATTTGGTTGTCCTATAAAAGTATAATAAGTATTGAATGTATTCCCAACACCAACAAGACTTTTTACAAAAGTCTCAGCATTCATTATTCTAAATTGATCTGATATAATTGCAGACATTTTAATCGTATACTTTTTTTCTATTTATTACTAAATCAAACCACGAGTTCTATAAACTTCTGCTGCTGTAGATAATCCAGTCAATCCATTATTTGTATTTACAATAAAGTCCTTTGGATTTTCTCTTGCTCTATTTTGATAATCATATATTTTACTCCAAGTGTATCTTCCATAAAATGTATTGATACCAATATTTACTGCTTTATTTACACCGTTAGGAACAGGTACAAAATCACACCTCACAGTTACTATTCCAGATGATGGATTTGAGATGACATTTTCTACTCTATAAAGACCATCAATAAATGAAGTTGCTGTCCCAACTTTAACTCCATTAGTAGTTGTTATCCCGGTTAAAGCATAACCAGAAGTTACATTACTATCAAAAATTACAAAATAATCTCCAGTTTCTAATTGACTATATGTTACACCAAACTTATCAAGTGATGAATATCCAATACCAAGATTTGTATTGTCATAAGTTTCTGATTTTAATTTAAATTCTAAAGAAGATACTCCAATCCCTATAGTATTAATACCAATAATAGTTCCAAAATCACCTTTTGCTTTTATTGAATAAACTTTTTCTCTATTTGGTTTTGGACTTTCAAAAATAACAGGAGGAATATTTGTTTGTGAGTAACCAAATCCACCATTTGTGATTGTTACTGAAGTTACAATACCGTTTGTAGTTGAAGACGTTGCTGTTGCTCTATTATAAACTGGTTCCGAGTACATAATTGTTGCAGCAGAACCAACTACAACATATCTTCCTTCAGAACTTAATGATGGAACAAAAATTAAATCTTTAACTGCATTTGATTGATTTGTCGATCTTTGTTCCCAAGTTGATAGATCTAATGAATAATATAACTTTCCATCAGTATCCAATACAACATAAACACCATCATAGTAGTTTATATTTGTTAAATTATTTGTAATATTTACATTAGGTCGTAAAGACCACTTTTCTCCATCTAATGAAGTTATAATCACACCACTATTTCCCACTGCAACAAATTTGGACCCATCCCATATGGTTTTATTTAAATTTTGTGTTGTTAAATTTGATATATCAATAAAGTTCCATTTATTTACATTAGTGGCAGAATAAAAAATTATTCCACCATCACCAACTACAACAAAAGTACTATTATTATTTGAGACTGAATTTAGATTTTTTGTGTTTGTTTTATTTTTTTCAAAAAATTCTGTTGTTCCAATTCCAACTGCAATAAAAATTGGGGACTTATTGACGATTGAAGTTTTACCAACAGCAACAAAAGTTTCTTTAGATGAGGAATAAGAGATATCTTTAAATTCTCCATCGTATGTACTAACGTTGTCTTCTGGCAATTGGTTATCATTTCCCTCACTAATTCTATTAGTTAATTTACATTCTACCCAAGTAGATAATCCAGTCCCAATCCCTGTTGCTCTTATAATTTTTCCAGTTTGTCCTACAGCAACATAAGTATTTGATCCCACAAATGCAACAGAATTAAATGCTATTGAATTTCCATATCCAACATTACTATTAGACCAAGAAATTCCATCTACACTCTTAACTAAAAGACTGCTTGTTCCAACACCAACAAAAATATTTCCATAAGTAATTGATTTTATTTCATAATTTGTAGTTATTCCAGAAGTTCCTGTCCAATTATAAATTGGATCTTTTCTTGTTATGAATGCTGAAGAAATTGTAACCGATGGATTTGCAACTTGATATCCAGAACCAGAATCTATAATTGTAATACTTGAAACAGTCGATGCCACAGAAACACTAGCAGTTCCAGTTGCAAACCCAACTGTTTTATTATCAAGAACAATAATATCTCTTAGATCTTCCTTTAGACCTTTTCCAATACCAATATAATCCTCATCATCTTTTACAAATAATGGAAAGGCATTATTTACATATATTGCAGTATCGTTTTTTTCGACTGATTTGATGATTCTCGTTGTTGGTGTATTCCTTGATTTTAAATCTGGTCTTCCTTTTGAATACAGAACACCATTAATAATTCTATCTCTTGTTTGTTTGGTCCATCTAAGAGGTCTTGCTTTTTTTGAATCAGTATTAATTCCAAGACTATCATAAGGAAATGTATCAAATATATCTTCAGAAATAATTTTCTTCACCACACGTTCAAACTGTTCTCTATCATATGGATCTAATATGTTTTCTCCAATTTGAATTGAATCACCTTCTTTAATTGTTCTTGGTGGATCTATCTGCTCTACATCTAAATCTGACCCTCTATAATATAAAATCAAACATTTTGAATTTGCTTTTGGTGCTTCACTAAAAATTATTTGAGACCCAATTATGTTATAAGATTCTCCTGGTTTTTGTAAAATATCATTTATAAAAATAAAAAAGTTATTATTTTTATTTAAATCCGAACCCGGAACTGTTCTTACTGAAAATATATCTGTTATGCCAAGATTTGTAACAGTCAATAAGAATTTACGTTTTTTTCCAGTAAAAAATGGTGCAAGACTGTTGATTCTAACAAATTGACCTGGATAAAATCCACCAAATTTATCTGTAAATGTTTCCAGTACTGTCATTCTAAATTCACTAAATCCTGCCCCAACTGATGGATTTGTAGTAATACCAACAACTTTTAATACTTCACCAACTTTATAACCATATCCAGGATCATCTAAATTGAATCCAGTAATACTAGATCCATTACTTACAATCACAGAAACTTTTGCTCCTTCACCAGAACCACTAAAACCACCAGTATAAGCAACACCAAGATTGCTATAATTTGGAGGAATTGGTATGTTGATTATTGGTTTTGCAACAGTTGTATAACCAGTTCCTGCATTTACTATAGTCAGTGAGGTTACTGTTCCTCCAGAACCAATTGAAGCAGTGATTGTAGCACCACTACCAATCGTAGAAGCAATACTAATTACTGGAGCAATCCTATAACCACTTCCAGCACCAGTTAAGTAAATATTTGATATTGTGCCAGCAGCAGATACAGAAACCGTTGCAGAGGCACCTACAAGGGGTTGATAACCATATCCAGTCGTAATGGCAACTCTAACAATTTTTCCAGCATTTGGAACTCCACCTATAAACTTAATAGTATTATTTCCTTCTGTATCAATAATAAAATCACTATCTGATATTTGAGAAACATTATTCAATAAAATAAATGGATTATTGTTTATACTCGAAGAACTATTAGTATCAGAATATAATCCAGATATACTTTCCCCATTTGATTTTAACACATAATTCAATCTTGTAATATTGAATGTTGTTGTGGCAATTCCAGTATTTACATTATGATTTGGAGCAATAGTAATTGACCCAACACCTATAGATTGAATAACTGTATTTCTTACAATATATTCATTTTCTGTATATTCTAAATTTAGAACATCTCCTAAACTTAAAGAAGATGTAATAATTCCACTAATTATATTTTTACTTGAAAAATTTAGAGTTCCTGTTTTAATTCCTACTGTTTCTGCCTTTCCGGTAAAATCTTTAGAAATGTCATCAATAATTAAATTTTTATCTGATGGTTTTCCTGGATCAAATCTTCTTGAGAACAATCTTCCTTGAAATGACGAATTTACCTGCAAACTTTCTTGACCTATTTTTCCATATGGTGGATCGGTAAAATAAATTGTATCTTTAACTATATTAAAATCACCTCTCATTACAGTAACTGCTGCTCCAACAGTATGACCTGCTGCTGTTGTTCCATAATATCCACGATCTACTATTACACTATTAGTAGAACCAATACCAACCGTTCTGACTTTCATTAATTCGAAATCAACCATTAAAATATCTAAAGATGTTAGTGATGAAATACCAGATCTCAAATAGATTGTATTACCAATCCCAATTGATGTTGCTGCGTATGATACATTACCTCTTTTGTATAGTGGTGATTGAATAATGTTATCAATCGTGATTAACGCACTTGAATTTGGTTCGGGATAAGTAAATGAATGAGTTCCAATTCCATAAGTTTTGATATCTAATGTAGAAGAAGTAGATAGTCCAGATACTTTAAATTGATTGTCATTAAGTTTATCAACATATAAGACTTTTGGTAAAACATCAGTTCCCAAAAGTGTTGGTGAGACATATAAATTATCTGCTGGTGTAGAACCACCAATAGATGTTCCAGCAATACTAATAATGTCTGTAGGAGTTGAAGATGTGCTTGTAGTTCCAACACCAACCACTCCTATCGAATAACTTCTTCCACCATTTGCAACTTGAACTGAACTAATTTTTCCTGTAGAATCTCTTGATACGTTAAATGTTGCTCCATATCCATCACCAACTATTGTAGAACCAGCAACACCAGTATATGTTGCATTTGCTGCTGCTACTATTGCTGTACTTGAAACTCTAGATACATTAAACGATAACGTATTGGTTGGATTTGTTCCTCCAAAATTAGTTCCAGCAATTGAAACTGTGTTTCCTATTCCATATCCTCTTCCACCATCTTTAAGAATAATAGATGTTGAAATTGGATTTCCAGTTGCTAAACCATCATAAGTAATCCAAACTTCAAATGTTGCTCCAGTTCCAATTCCAGACGTAGTAGATTGAAGTGGATTTCCAAATCCATAAATGCGACTAAAAGCATTTGGTATTGAAGTAGATACACCAGTGATTGTAGTACTGATTGCTACATTATATCCATTTTCAAATATTGCACTTCCTATACCACCACTTACACCCATTATAATTCCACCACCATATTGTTTTGTAACAAATTGTGGTTCTACTTCAGATGTTGTACCAATACCAATTTTTGTTCCCGTTTCTGTTTCTATTGGATAATAACCAGATCCACCATTAATTATTTTTACACTTTGAATGGAACCACCAGAAATTATAGGATAAAAAACTCCTTCTATTACTGGTGTTGCAGTATTTTGTATAGTAATTTTTGGTGGATCAGTAGAGGTGTATCCAGACCCACCATTAAGAACAACGATATTTGAGACAGCATAAAACTCTGTCTCAAACTCTGGTTGAAGAATTGCACCTGACCCTGGAACTGTTCGCATTATTACGAAAAACTACTCTATTATTCTTATATTTATTGAGGACTTATGCGACAAATGTACCAGTTGATGGACCTACTTTTTCTATTGTATAATAACTACCAATAAGTGGAGTTACAGTACCAGCACTTTGACTTAAACGAAGTCTCCAGTTAGTGGCAGCACTTGTTACAGCAATTAATTCAAATCTTGAAAAATGATTCACTCCCGTAGTTAATGATGCAGTAGCAGCATGAGCCATCGAAGCAGTAGCCTGACCTCCAGAGTATGAAAGTACATTTGTCTGTGTTCCATTTGCAATACCAGTAACTGGTGAATATGTGAGAGATGATGTGAATATAGTAGGAGCAGAAGAAAACGTATGAGTCCAAGTTGCAGTACCTGCTGTAGTTTTTGTAAAGTATGCGAAGCAAGTAATTTTATAGACTGATGATGCTTCTAAACTTAATGAACTTGTTGTTGCAAAAAAGTCTGCAATTGTAGCACCAATATTTGCACCATTAGCAGTTAATCTAAATGAATAAACAGGAGGAACATATGCTCTACCAGAAGTAGAGTTTGGTGTTTGATATAAGTAAGAACCATCATACTCAATCGCACCTACTTCTGGTGTTGTAAGAATGGTAGTTCCTGCTCCAATTTTTAATGGAGCACCACCTGCAGCAGAAGTTGTTGCAGCACCTATATGAACTTTTGCAGTTGGATTTGTAGTTCCAATACCAACATTACTATCAAAATAACTATCTGAATCAACAAGTATTCCAGAAGACTCAAAATACACATAGTTAGCACCACCTGCGTTTATTTCTGGAGTAATTACTTTAGTAAATCTACCCTCACCAAAAACATCTAATTTTACTCCTGGATTTGTGGTTCCAATACCAAGATTACCAGAAACATAAGCACCACCAGTTACTTGAAGTGGTTGTGGTGCGGTTCCTGTTGCTGTTGTGGTTCCTACTAATAAGTTAGTTCCAGAGTTAATAACAACAGTACCAACACCAGCAGTTGGTCCAATATTAATTTGAGTAAATGAACTAGTGAGTCCAGAAGTACCTAAGTTAATTGTCTTTGTTGTTCCTACACCAGAAGCACCTGCTTGAATATTGGTGATTTGTGAGACAGTTGACTGCCCCAAAGTCATAGTACCAGTTTGAAACTCACCACCAAGACTTAATACTCCTGTAGTTAAATTTACTGCATATATATTTGAAGATGTTGCCGAAAGTGAAAAAAATCCACTAAAAGTATTACTACCAGTAAATGTTTGAGTTGAACCAAGAGTTGCTAATGTATCAGTAGCAGTAATCACTGGTAAGTTAAGAGTTCTATCGGCAGCAATCGCACCACCAGTGATATTATATTGGAAACTATTTGCTGCGTTTCTTATCTTTAACCCAGAAGACAAAAAGGTTCCTACACCAGCAACATATAAGTTATTAGTTGTTGTTAAACCACTTACAGATACACCACCAGTTGAATTTAATTGTGAAGCAGTTATAATACCAGTTGGATTATTGATATTGGCAGTTGTAGATAACCCAAGAGCAGTAGTTGCTGTTGATGCTGTACCAGTAAGACTTCCAGTAAAACTTGTAGCAGTTATAATTCCACTAGTGTTTATATTAATAGTAGAACTTACATTATTAGCAGTTGATGCTGTACCAGTAAGACTTCCAGTAAAACTTGTAGCAGTTATAATTCCACTAGTGTTTATATTAATAGTAGAACTTACATTATTAGCAGTTGATGCTGTACCAGTAAGACTTCCTACAAAACTAGAAGCAGTAACTACACCAGTAAATCTACCATCACCTTGAACTTGTAGTTTTGTTGTTGGATTTGTGGTTCCAATACCTAAGTTTCCACTTACATAAGCACCACCAGTTACTTGGAGTGGTTGTGCTGCGGTTCCTGTTACTGATGTTGAACCAATCAAACAATTCCCATAAAGGTGATTAATCATCACCTTACCATCAGTAGAAACACCAACTAAAGGTATTCCATCATTATCATTAACGTTAAAAAATGTTCCTGTGTTGTTTGCCATTTTTCTTTAATACCTTTATTGATTTATATTGTTTCCAACCTGATTTGTTGGGAATAATCTTGAGAACTTAGAACTTGGAGACCATATAATCCGCACAACACCTTGTGCTCCATTACCACCAGAAAGATCACCATTACCAGGACCACCATCAGCACCACCACCTCCTCCACCATAATTTCCACCATTACTTCCAGTGTTTGATGATGCTATTATTCCATTTGTTCCTCCAGAACCACCGACTCCACCAGATTCTCCAGAAGAACCTTGTCCCAATATACCAGTTCCTCCTCCCCCATTACCACCGTTAGTGCCATTACCTTCAGAACCACCACCTGCTCCACCACCAGATCCAGCACCACTTGGAGTTCCATTCGATGTTCCACCAGAACCCCCATTGCCCAAGTACCCAGCAGAACCACCACCTCCACCACCAGCAGTATTTGTTCCTTTGCCAGAAGAACCTCCATTTGAAATTCCACTATTTACAACATTGCTCTCCACAGAACCAGAACCACCCAGACTGCCATTATTACCAGCACTTGCTGCACCACCTTTTCCTCCAAATGCTATAGCAACTCCTGTAATTGAACTATTTCCACCATCTCCACCAGCACTAGCAGAAACTGCAGCACCACCACCACCAACAACCACAGTAAGAGTTTGTCCTGGAGATACTGGATAGTCATTAATATACACTAAACCTCCACCTCCACCTCCATTGCCTCCAGCACCACCCCTATCACATCCACCACCTGCTCCACCACCACCAATCAATACAGCAGAAATCTTTGTTACACCAGCAGGAACTGTGAAAGTATTACTTCCAACAGTGGTGAAAGTAGTTGATAAACCAGTCATATTTAATATTTCTGTTCCAATCACCGTTGAACCATTTACAGATAATGAAGATGTTGGGTTTGTAGTTCCAATACCTATTGAATTGGAAAAATAAGAATTACCAACAAAAGTAGAAACACCAGAAACATAAACATTAGTAGCACTAATAAAACCTACTGTTGCAATTCCAATATAAGCACTAGTAGCAGTTATAAAACCTACTGTTGTAATACCAGAAATATAAACATTAGTAGCACTAATAAAACCTACTGTTGCAACACCAATATAAGCACTAGTAGCAGTTATAAAACCTACTGTTGTGATACCAGGACCAACAGAAAGTTGTGTAATAGAACCAATACCACCAATAACATTTGTAGAAGTTCTAGCAGTTGCAACAGTACTAGAAACCTCACCAGTAATTGTTCCAGTAACTTTTAGATTTCCTTGAACATGAAGAGATTCTGTTGGATTTGTAGTTCCAATACCAACTGAACCACCAATATAAACACCACTACTAATACCAGTAACCTGAAGAACTTGACCTATTGTTCCTGTAGAAGTTCCACCACCTATCAATACTGGTCCATTGGTGAATGTAGAAATTCCAGTAACTTGAAGTTGTGTAATGGAACCAATACCACCAATAACACTTGTGGAAGTTCCAGCATTAGTGGCATAAGTTGCTATACCTGCTGTTGTAGCATAACTAGCAGAAGATGAATTTCCACTAAAACTAAGAGCAGAAACTATACCAGTAAAGTTGCCACCACCAATAACATGAAGGTTTGATGTTGGATTTGTAGTTCCTACACCAACAAAACCTGTGATAAAAGTATCTCCAGATACTTGAAGTTTTGAGGTTCCTGTTTGTATTCCAGAACCAACTAATATTGGTCCATTAGTAAATGTAGAAAGTCCAGTAACTGTAATAGATGAAAGACTATTTGTTATATTTGTTCCGTCTCCAAGAGCAGTATAAATTTCACTAAAGTTGCTATTAATCTTTACAGCACCTTGAGCTAAGGTATCTCCAGTAGTATCATTTGCTGAGGTTCCAGTAAATATTCCTAGTTTTGCCATTATTTAATAGACTGCCTTTTTGTTTATTTATGTTTTAATTTGAGTCGAATGTAAATATAGTCATATCAAATGAAGCCCAGATAGTATCATCAAATTTTTTGTTTATACTATAAGCAAATGCATTATCAACAGATGTGGTTGCTGCTCCTGTTGGATTTATATCTGCAATTACTGCGGAATATAATATTTTTTGTCCTGTTTGGAAATTATGATTTGGAATATTAATAACATCATTATCAATATTGACAATGCTACTAGCAGAACTAACAAATTCACGATAGAATATAGGAGTTTTATTGCTAGTTAATTTGAAAGATTTACTTCCAACAATAGAATTTCCAGCAAGTCTTCTTCTAATTTTTACATTAGAAGTTTGAGTGCCGTGATTTAATCTGTGTGGAAGATTTAATCTTATACTTCCAATACCAATTGCATCAATAACAGTACTGTCTGGGATAAGTAAAGTAGAAAATCCCACATAATCACCAACCCTCAAATTATCAGTATTAAGATTTATATAATATGGATAGAAACTATTAAATGTAGCAGTTTTTATTCCAATTGAAATATATTCATTCGAACCATCAAACTGACTACTTATATCGTCCATTATCAAAACCTTATTTGTTTTACTTAAAGTATAAGGTTTGAGTGCTAACCCAAAAATAGGTCCAGTTATACCAATACCAGCAACATTTGCTTCTTCTGCTCCAATATTTACTCTTTCAATTGAACCATCTTCAAATAAACTGTCAGATTCTTCGGTAACTAATGATAAATTGTTTCTACTATAAAATGATGATATATCATCAAGATTTATAAGTAAATCTAAAGTAGAATTTGCAATTCCAACTTTTAAATCATTTTTTATTACACTTCCAATTCCAACATAAGTTAAAAACTTAGGAGAAACACTTATAATATCCAAATCAGAAAATTCTTTAAATCCTGCTGGATGAATTACAGAACGAACTGATTCTTTCCAGACATCATAAGACACCTCACTCTTAATTGAATATGAAAACTTCTGATAATAAGAATTATCTGAAATTCTTTGTTGATAATTATTTAAAAATCCAACTTCATTTCCAGCATCATTAACTTTATCTCTTGTTGCTCCAAGTGTTGATTTCAAGTTAAATTTATTAACAAATTCAACAGTACCATTCAATAATGATTTTTCACCTTTTAGTTTATTTCCAACTTCTAATTCTCCTTTTGCGTCAATTAATCGTAATTGATTAATATCATTATCCCAACCATTTTCCATAACAGTTGCAGAAAATACTATATTTCCATTTGATGGTGTAATTCCAATAACTTTTTCCCCAGAAATATAACTTAAATCATCAATAAGAATCATCTCAAACTCAGGCATATCCTTTTTATTGATTACAACTCCATAACCATTACTATTGGTATAATTGCCTTCACGATTTGGTTGATTCAAACTTAATGTATCTTTCACTCCAGTCATGCTGAATGTTACTGTGAAGTTTTCTGAACTTATTCCAGTTACAGTAAAGAACTTATATCCATAATCTTTTGAGTTGAAATTGTCTATTTTTTTCTTATTATTATCTTCTGTTTTTATTTGCCTACATTTTTCTATAAAGATTTCATCTCCAATAGCAAATGGGAATATAGTTTCTGTTTTTCCATATCCAGTTGTGATTAGTGGATATAATTGAGTATCATTTAATAATTCCAATCTTATCTCAGAACCATCATCTTCTGCTACAATATCGTCAATCTCGTATCCATTAGAATTGTTTATAGGTACAATTCTTAATGATGTGATTAAATCATTAGTGTTTTCAACAACTTTTACGCCAACAATACTTCCACTTTGTAATTCAGCAGATAACTTTATCTTATCATTTCCAATAACTTTGAGTGATGGAGCAGTATTGTATCCTTTTCCTCCAGTTGTTATACCAATATAATCAATTCTTGCAATATCTTTAATTTGAACTATTGCTGGAGAACTTAAAAATGGCGTTAATGTAGTATCAGTTGGGTAGTTAAAACCATCTTTAACTCTTTCTAACTGACTAACTTTTCCTATTGTTGATGATGATGACCTAAGAATAGCATTTTTCCCAGAAATAGTTTCAACTGAAGATATTTTTGGTAATTTTGTGTATCTTTTTCCACCAAAATTAACTTTTATTTTTGATATTGGACCAGAAGTACTAGTAGAATTTGTATCATAAAAAACACTTGATGATGTGTGTGAGGTATTCTCTGGTTTTGTATTTAAATTAAACTTGAATGTTGTGCTTCCAATTCCTATAATTGGATATTCATTATTGAATGTGCTAGGAATAATTTTAATTCTATTATTTGCTACAACTTCTTTATCGGAAGAAATCTGAAATAAATCTGTGGATGAATTTGTTGATGGTATTAAATTGTAGTATAGTTCATTTGGAACATCAGTTGTTCTAGTGTTTAATTTTTTATTCAAATATTTAAAACTTTCAATTTCTTTAGAAAAATTTGGATCTTTATATAATCTCAAATCCATACCAGAAGCATCAGTCAAATCAAAAGTTAATACATCACCTTGTGTGAGACTAATTGGTGGATTGATGAGAGCAATACTATGAATAGAAACACCAACATTTGTAAAACTAATACAAGTTCCAACTGCTGTATCATAAAGATAATTTGATAACTTTATCTTATCTGGATTCTGTTTTAGAACATAATAAGTATTGTTATTGGTCAATCCACCAATAACAGTATTTGTATTGGTATAATAAACAACTTTATCACCAGTTTTTAATTTATTACCAGTTATAGTAATCTCATTTGTTTGTGTATTTACTCCAACTGAAGAAGCATTAAAATCAATTTTATCTGTTGTAATTTTTCTAAGTATAGTGTCGTATCTTAATTTTATTGTGTTTGAAAAACTTGGAAGTACATTAAATTTTATTTTATCATCTGTCTGTAATCCATGTGTTTGTGCTGTAGAAACAGTTACAGAATAATTTTCAAAAGTTCCAGTAATTTTGGAATATTGTGTTGTTAATGAATGTGCTAATCCAATATTTGTTATTGGTGAAAAGAAATATAATGAGTTATTTGATGTGCCAATTCCTGTGGTTGTTGTAAATCCTAAAGTTGATAAACCAACATAATCATTTCCCAAATTGACTGCATATACTGTTTGATTTTGATTTATTCTAAATGTAGAACCTGTACCAGTATTTGATACTACAATCCCGGTCCCCCCCAATCCAACATTATAGGTTAATAATTGTCCTGTGTAATATTTGTGATTTGGTATATAAATTGAACGAGATGGAACGAATTTATCATATACTGATCTTTGGATGGAATACGTAGTAGTAAAAATTCCACCACCAAGAGTATTATTTGATGAAATTTGGATACTTCCAATTCCAATACTTACAATAGTTGTAATACCAGAAACATAAGTTCCTGAAACATAATCACCATTTTTTAGTGCAATAGTATTAATTCCAATATAACTGGTTCCAGCACTAATTGTACCAAAATCAGTTTTAACTCCAACCAATTTGTAATAATTTGTTCCACTTGTTCCTATTCCTATTGTATTGCTGGGATTGAAATAAATGGTTTTATTCTCTATGATAGCATCATCATATTGTGAAGCATTAAATGTAAATGTATTTGGAAGTAATATAACAGAAACAATGCCTGCAGTATGAATTCCAGCATAATTTTGATATCGATTTACAAATAATTTTGATTCTGAAGATGAAATATCAATAACTCTTAAAGTTTCTGTATTGATTCCAATTAAGTTATCGACTTCAAACCCAGAAACATCATTTACAATGAGGTAAGTTGTTACTCCAGTGTTTGACTGATTTGGAACATCATTCACCAAACTAACACTTTTTTGATTTACTAATACTTTTTTAAATCCTTGAATGTAATTATAAGGACTAGAAGAAATGGAAGTAACCAAAATTTCATCATTTGTAATTAAATTGTGAGGTGTTCCTGTAATTCCTTTTACTCTTGTTCCCTTTGTAATAAAAGTAACACCAGAAAAAGTAGATACTCCAATTTGAATATTGGAAACTTCCTTTCCTTCGACTCTTGAAATTGCAGCAGATATCCCAGTTCCACCAGAAGTAGAATCATCAAAAATAATATTATCACCTGGTTTATAATCTTGGCCTGGATCATAAATTGATACTGAGTTTATACCAGAGGACTGTATTTGTTTTACTATAAATTCTTGTTTATATTTTGATTCTACTTTATTAATTAAATCATAAGATCCATAGGAAGAATTTAAATAATATGGACCAGTATTTCTTACTATATCTAAATCATTAAAATTCAATTCTTGATTAAATGATGGTTCAAAATTTTCTTCTATTGGTAAATCTTTAAAATTAGAACCAATTACATATGGATATTGTGGTGTTGTTTCATCAATGGTAAAAAAATAACCATAATTAATATTTGGAAAATCACTATTGTTTACAAACATTCCATTATATTCATCCAAATGACCTCCAGATGTTGCTTTATTATAAACAAAATCTTGAAGAAAAAACCCAGAATCAAAATTTGGTCTTATATTCGAATTAATCAATCCATCTATTTCTGGTTTACTAGTTTGCTTATAACTTGATTTTATTTGTGTGATTGTTCCATTTATTTTGCCATAAGGACCAAAAATAGGATTTCCATCATATGCCCATCCTAAAATACGATATGGATTTATTGCTCCTTTTGGTGGTTGTTCTGTTCCATCTTCTTTATTGATGAAATTCTTTAAATTTTTTCTTAATTTTTTAGAAGGATAATAATTTATAAATTGTAATCCAAATTCATCAACATCGCTTGGTATAATAATACCTTCATCTTCAGAATTGATAATTGACTTATTTTTTTCAATTTGATTTATTTGCCATTCAAATACATTACCTTCAAATCTAGCATCAGAACCCCTTTTCTTTGTATCTAATGTTGTATTTGTTTTATCATAGTTTATTCCAGAATTTATAACTGAAATTTGAGTTATTTTTCCATCTACTATAGTTGGATACAATTCGGCATATTTACCACTTTCACTTCTAACAACGATGTCTATATCATTTGCGTATCCTTTTCCTGCATTTAATATTTGAACATCAACAATCAAACCATCAGAAATAATTGGTTTTAATAATGCTTCTGATGTTTGTTTTCTTACAGAAACAAGTGGTCTTCTGTGGAAGTTAATAATATCTGGTGTTCCATAATTACTTCCACTATTTTCTACAAAAATATTATCAAAAGAACCCAGAACAATCGGATCTAATGATGGTTCTATAATTGTAGTAGTAATTCCACTAATTGCCTCAACATTAATTTGAATTGGTGGATATGAAAATTTGTGTGTTCCGACACCAATAGAATCAAAACTTATATATTTTTTATTAATATAATTTTCTCTAGAAATATTTGTAGCAACTCCAGCAAGTGATAGTTTAAATTTATTTTCATCAACTACTGTTACATGGTAATTGATTTGAGTTGATAACCCAGACACCACAGTGCCTGATGTTGTGTATAATACTAAGTCTTCGTTTTTAAAATTATGATTTTTTGCAAAAATATAATCATCAAATGTATTAATTCCAACTGTTTGATTATCTGCTGATAATAATGATGGAACTGCTACAAATCTATTTGAATATCCAGAACCACCATTCTTTACATATATTTTTGTTATTGTATTTTTTGAATTTAATGTTTTTAAACTATGAATTCCAGAATATCCAATACCACTAATTGAAATAGTATTAATTCCAGATATAGCATCTATTTTTGTATTATATAATTTAATTTGTGTTGTGCTTGTTACTCCAACAAAATATGAAGAACTGTCAATAAGAGGAGATATGGAAGTATTTGAGTTTTTGTTATAAAAAACCTCTTCAAAATTATCAAAATTGTGATTTTGTGAAAAAATGATACTATTGCTGTATATACTAGTTGCTTTAAAATTTGAAGTAATTCTTGTTTTTACTAAATTTGATTCCAATACAGCACCAGAACCATTACCACCAGTTAAAGTGATTTTTGGTTTTGATTGATAACCAATTCCTGGTGATAATAATTTTACTTCATTTAAACTTCCTGTTATACAACCATTTACTATGGCACCAGATCCAGAGTTATCTTCAACGGTTATTCCAGAAAAATTAATTACATCATATCCTTGTCCTGACGCATTAACATTTACAGAGTCTAGTTTTCCGTAATAAATATTATCTTGGAAAGTAGTGGTTGAAAATATTTCAACTCCATCTGCCAAAATACCTATTTTTTTATTGATTGTTTTTCTTTTTTCTGGGTCATCAAAAAATTGTTCTTTTTTAGTTAAATTGAATTTTTTAAATAATTTCTGATGTTCTAACGTTTTATTTTGATAATTTAATTTTACAAAAGAATCTTCGATTCCTACATTTGAAAATTTAATATAATTTTTGGTATATAAATCAGTATTACTATAAGAAAGTTTAATATTATCTTTATCAAAATTTGTCAAAAAGTAAGTAGAGGTTTTAATTCCAGAATTAGATGAAGAAGAATAATAAATTTTTTCCCCAGTATAAAAATTATGATTAGGGCAATTTAATACACTTGTAATCCCTACATCAGTAATCCAATTTGAATTTGTGGTTTTAGTGACGTTTGTTCTTCTGTCTGTTGAATAAATTGTATCATTCGGCAATCCAGAAGAAGTAACATAAAAATTATCAAAATCATAATCAACATAAGTATTCTGTACTCCTGTTGGTAAAATGGAAATTGATGAAAAATAGTTATTATTGCTATTTGCTTTTCTGGTTATTTTTTTAATTTCAGTTTTTGTTGATATTGGTGTTTTATCAATATCGACGTAATATCCATCAGTATCATCAAAACCATAATCTTCTACTGTTGCTGATAAAACATTATCATTTTCATCATCTGGATTTAATAAGTTAAATTTATCTCCAATAATAAAAGTCAATTTATCGTAAAAATATATTCTTTTACCAACAATGGATTTTATTTTATGTGTTGTTGGTATATTATAATTCCAAAAATTAAATTCCTTTCTATCATTCAGATCAGTTCCAAATTCAGAAAGTTGTATTTTATCTCCAACTCTTAGACTAGATGTTTGAGAATAATCAATAGTATCAATAATATTAATTAATCTAAATTCAACTTTAGTTCCATCATCTAGATACGAATATAAAAAGTTTTCCTCTACCAATTCTTCACCAAAATTTAAATCCGCAATAACACCAGAAACTCCAAGAAATTCAGTTGAAGTTTTGTCTGTATAAGTTAAAGTTATTGGATTTGCTAATTTTGATGTTTTTATAAACAAAGAACCACTTTTCTCAAATCCAACTGTGGAATCTACTATAATGAAAGTAGAATTTTCAGTAACAGTTTCTGAAATATTTGTTTTTTTTGTAGGTTCAAAATTAAATATAAAAGAAGTAGAATCTAAAGAAATTTCATACAAATCTCTATCATCTACTGGTCTATATTCTACATTATAAATTGAAGCACTAGCAGTTTTTCCATTTCCTAAAATTTCAAATATAGTTTTTCCTTTTAATTGTTTTCTTAAATCAGAGTCATTAACTCTGAGTGTTTCATCTCTAACTATCTGTTCTACTAGAATATTTTTAGTCACCAAATAATTATTATCTGATGGTCTTAAAATATAATCCTGTGGTTTAATGACTTGAATATCTTTACCAAAAAGAATGCTGAATAGAATTTTATAAGATGTATCAGTTCCTTTTGTAGTATAAAAATCTTTTGCTCTAGATAAAATATTTTTTAAATTCAATCCTTTTACAAATTGCCTATCTTCAAATCCAGGTAAAAATTGAGTTTTAAACTTTTTAAATATTTCATTAAAGAATAATAAATTTAAATTCGTTACTGTTTTTGCTTTAATGTGAGGTGCTGAATTTGTTTTTGAAAATACAAAAGATTCATTATTTGAATGTTGGTCTATCCCACTAAATCCACGAACACATCCAGTAAAACTATTTGTAGTAATACCAGTATATGTGATAATTTCATCATCAATTTTTAATAGACCGTATTTTTGCGGAAATCCAATTGTATGGTTAACTGCAATCACATCATCAAAAGATGTTACATCTTCTGCTAAGGTACAAATTCCAACTTTGCTGTAAAATGTTTCGTTATTGAAATTATCAATACTCTTATATTGTTGCAAATTGACTGCTAAATCTACAACACCAGTTTGATGCTCTTGAGAAATATAATACTGCTCTAAAAATTCTCTAAAAAGTGGTGAATCATCATTTAAAAACTCTGGAATTTGCGATTCAACAATAGATTGAATTTTTACTCTTTTGATTTCCGACATCTTATCTTGTATAATTTCCGTTTACGTAACTTGATGTGACCGCATATTGTGTTGCTGAAGTATTTTCACCAGATGTAATTACATCCTCCAGAACACTTACATTAAGTTTAGTTGTATCTAGTTCCAAGTATATATCCTTTAACGCAAGGACATCATTTGACTCTGGTATCGCTTGAATTTCAATCCCAGCAGTACTAGTAGATGATGTGAATATTATTGTAGTTAATTTAATTTCACCTCTCATATAATTTACGGTTCCAGCATTATTGTTTACAACTACAGGGGAACCATCAACTAATTTAAAGAAAAATATAATTCCAGTTTCATTAGTTTTTGGAACATCACTCATATACAAAGTTCCACTAGTATCTTTTACTGTAAACCCAGTTGATTTGATATTATATCCTCTGCCATCAGAATTTAATTTCTTAATATGAAATTGATTTCCAAAACATATTTCATACGTTGCTAATTTATTATATTCTGGTTGTAAATCTCTTCTAATTTTAATTTTAGTAATATTAGAAGTAATAGATGTGCTTGTATTATCAATCAAAGAAGAAACTTTACTATATTTAAATCTTCCACCAAAACTATTCAACTCGGTTGATTTACTATATGATTCTAAAGTTTTTATAACTTTTAATTGTAAATTATTTGAATCTATTGTAGTACTTTTATCATAATAAACTGTCGTGTCTATCTCAACATACATATACTTCAAATCAATAATTTCTGGTTTAATTCCAGCAATTGAATATTGTCTTAAATCTTTTTTGATGCTATCTTTTGTAAGTTGTGAAAGATATTTACCATTTCTTGGTTTGATTGAAATATAAACTTTACCATACTCTGGTGGATCCAACTCATCCCCACCATATGCCGTCACAGTATCCACATTTGGAAACAGATATGGGATTAGTCCTTTATAATCATTTGCGGTTACTGCACGGTATTGTGAAGCATATACTCTAGGTCCAAGATACTTAACTGAATCAATTGATTCAATATCATCACCGTTTTCAGATGGTTGAATGGTAGTTAATAAGGAAATATTGTTTGTGATTGATGTGCTATTATTATCAGTTAAAATACCAGAAAAAGTAAAGTTTGCTGCTCCATTTGCTTCTTTTCCATTTGTAATAATGTAACTAATAAAAATAGTACTTCCACTAATTGGTTTTCTTCCTATAATATCATCACCAAATAAAATTTCATATTTCTCATCATCTATTTCTTGTATTAGAAAAATCCTTGAATTTTTATTTACTTGAAAAATATTTTTATATGATTGATATTTTTCTGCAATAACACCAGTAACTTTTACACGAATTGTAGAAGAATCTACACCAGTATTTGGAATTGTAAATTTTTGATTTGTTTGTGATTTATCTACTGTATATGACTTTGTTAAATATGAACCTTCATAAACATCGATACTTGTGAAATTTGCAAATCCATTATTATCAACGACTACTGTGATGTCTTCTGGAATTGAAAATATATAATTACCATTCTCAACAGCACCCAAAGCAACGATTCCTGCTTTTAGAGTAACTGTTTTTGAATTTAACCCTGTAGTATTGACAGTAAAACTAACCTTTGCCTTTGACGCACTTTTGGATCTGGGGACGTATCCTATGTTACGTGCAAGAGAGACTACATTTTCTCGAAGAGTTGCACTATCAATAAAGGATTCATTTACTGCCATGTTAGTATTGAAGGCAGTAATATAAGAGTTGTATGCTAATACATCAATTAAACTTGAAAAATTAGATCCTTCAAAATCAAAATCCGTGAAATTACTATTCGATCTCAGATAATCCTTTATCTGAGTACGTAAATCATTAAAATCTAGATTGGTAAAGTTATTGAAGGACATTATATTCTAGTTGGTTGTAAAAGAAACTCTATATTTTGAAGAGGAAATGGAAGTCCAACAATATCATAAGAAATTTTTACATTTAATTCATTTGAATCTTCAATCGACTCAACCATTACTTCTCTAACTACAATTCTTGGTTCAAAGTTACTTAATACTGTTTTAATTTCTTCATCAAGTATTGTCGAAACTTCTGGTCCATTAAGTTCAAATAAAGAATTATCAACAGAGGTTCCCAATAAATTATTGAAAAACCTCTCACCAATACGAGTTCTGATTAAGTTAATAACAGATTTTTTAATCGCATCCTCATTTTTTAATACAAGAACATCATTCGTCACTGGATGTCTAGAAAAAGACAAACTAATGTCCTTAAAACTTCTAGAAATACTAAGCATTTAAACAATGAGCATGATTAATATATCTATAATACTTTTTAGATTATTTTTCCGTATGTTGGTTCAGTTCCATAGTCCCAATCATCATAATCTTCATCATTTCTAATTCTTTCGTGCAATTCAGTTTGTTTCTTTAGATCGTGCTTTGGTGCAAAATCGTGCATAATCTCCTGAATAACTCTTTTTGGTTTTTCTTTATCAGTATCTGTAATGAGTTTTGATGTTCCCCACATCTCTCTCATATAATTTTTATCTTGATCAACTTGGTAAAATGCCATTTTAGTTCCTCTGTTTTTAATTGTAAAAACAGAACTTTTAAGGAGGTTTCTATCTCCTTAAACTATTTAACGATCTAACTGACGAAGTTTATAATTTTCCGAATTAAGATACTTCAACAGTTCTAATGCTATTAATTTTGGATTTCCTTCACCACAAGTATAAACATCTATCGCAATACAACCTTCCTCAGGCCATGTATGACAAGAAACATGACTTTCTGAGAGTGCAATCACAATTGTTAGACCTTGAGGATGAAAACAGTGCTGAAAAATATTCAAAATTGTCATTCCAGCACGTTGAATACCACGTTCCATGACTCCATGAAGGGCAATTCCATCATTTAGGAGGTTGTGTTCCACATCATAGACCTCCAAAAGAAGGTGATTGCCCATCGAAAACTGTTTCAATTCTTATATTTCCACGAAATTTTATTTATTTAAGATTTCCAATGGTTATTTGGTTGCTCCCACCAAAAATGAAGGTC